TCCATACCTCTCCCTACGGAAAGGGAAAACTAAATTCAACATACATCATCTCGGATCAATACCGCTCGTCCAGGTCTGGCTTTGATCCGGCATTGCGCCGCTACAGCTAATAATGCTTCACGCTTCTGTGATCGATTGAACCGGCCACCATCAGCCGCGAAATCGAATTCCAGTGCGACTTTCATCGCCCATGCTTCCAGAACATCCGCCGCCGCTGCCCATAAGTCGAAAATCTTTCCCGTCACGTATATTGGCGGGTCTTGGTCGTCGAATTCCCAATGACCTACAATCAGATTGCTTGAAAGCGGCGTCAGGTCGTTCCCTTCGCCGTCTTCAAGCACGACATCAGATTCCCACATGCCGTAATCAGCATAGTAATCTGTGTATGTCGTTATGCCGCCTGCCCACGTTGTCTCTGGACGTAGTGCGGCATGACGAACATCTACTCGATTGACATCTAGGAAGTTTTGAAGCTCGTCATCGCTCCAAACTTGACTTTCGCCGGCCGGGTCGTTTACGAGTAACCGTAACTGGGTTATCAACGTCGCCAGTGTCGTTCTGGCCATCTGGCATCTCCAATCCTTGTGCGATGTACCATTTCGCTATTTCCGCTGCGGTAGCCATTCTGTATCCCTGCTTCAAAAGCGCAGCCACGCGTTCTTGTGCCACAGAATGGACGCTCCCGTGCCGATTAACCACGAAGGCAGCCATTAGCTCAGCACCACCACGCCGCAAGCGTCGCGCATTTCCGCCACACCATACAACACATCAATGGTCACCTGTACACCGAGATACGTCGGGTTATACGCTTGCAAGACCCGCAATACCAATCCACTCTCTGGATCGCGGATCGTCGCCGCCTTTGCCCCAGATCCATCCGGCGGATCAGGCAATCCACGCATGGCCAGGATCATCGCTTCGGGATGAAACGCCAGGTTTTTGGTGCTATCCGGCGATCCGCTGACTACCGGCACAAGTTGGCTAGTCCACAGCGTGAAACCATACAACCGTCCGATTGCACCATCAGGAATGCCAACCCGATTGTAAGCAAAGTAATTCGAGAGATCGGAATCAGCCAAAAGAGCAATCTCATCTTTGGTAGAGATTACCAAATGCCGATCCATTTGGGGCACTTTGGAGTCGTTGAGCTTCTTCCGCGCCGCTAAAATCGCACTGGTATCCAGATTTGCGCCGGAAGTACCTGCACTTTGAGAGAAACCGGAATACAAGGCGAAAAGGTGCGTCTCGATCTGCTCAGCCAACGCCATTACTGCGCTGTTGATGTAGCGATCCATCACGCTCTGATTAGCCTGCGCCCTAACTGGGTCTTCTACCAGAAACGATGCTTCGTAATGCTTATTTAGCGTGACCGTCGCCTCTGAATCGGTGGGAACTTGTAACGTGACACCAGAATTGGCACTTTTCAAATTCGCCGACATCGCCCCCACCGCTGGGATATGCAGCACATCGCCCACTTGAAAAGCTGCCACATCTGTATCTTTCGTCACCAGCTTCGCCAGAACGATATTGGAACGCAGTACTTGCAACGCCCGTTGCGCCCAGATCTCCGGTATAAAGTATTGCGCCGAAGTTACTGTTACATTTGCCATGACATATACCTCCTGCGGGTATCACCCGCTATTCATCTAAAATCCGTCCATCCTTCATCGCCTGCATGATTGCCTCTTGATTCTCGGCAAAGAACTTCGTATCCCGCAACTGTGAGCGTGTGAACATCTGTGGCTGCCGCATCGGATTGGCCGGATTGGTCGGGCTGACCATTGGTGGAACGCCTTTAAGGTACGGCTTGGCTTTTAGCAATTCCTGCAACGCCACGCCAACTCCGCTCAAATCGTCGCCCAATGCTTCGGTATCAAGCAGTCGAAAAGCCGCGTCCGGATCGATGATTCCTAACTTGGCTGCCTCGCTCTGAACCGCCTGCCGCGCCGACAAAGCGCGTTTTTCGCTGGCCCATTGCGCTTCCTTCTGCTGATAGTCGCCAAGCTGCTTCTTGAGCTTTTCAAGCTCCGTCATTTCCGCTTCTTGCCGCTGCTGTTCTACCGCTTCTACTTCATGCAGACGTTTTCGCAAGCTTTGATTTTCACGCCTTAGCTTGCGCAATTCTTCTAACGTGACGTTCGACTCCTGGTCGTTCGTCTGTGACTCCTGGTCGCTATTAGTGGCCGCCTGGACCGCCGTATCGTCTGGCATCTAGCCATCCCTCCGTCATTTTTTGCGTCGGCGTCTTGCCGAACGCGCTATGTTTAGGGCAATCGCCACCGCTTGACGTTGCGATTTGCCCTCATGCACCAATCGCTTGATATTGGTTGAAACAGTCTTGCGACTGTAACCTTTTTTCAAAGGCATATTACACCTCGAAAATAGAAAAACGCCCGACTACGTGTCCCCTTGCGGTTTCACAGTAGTCGGGCGGTAAACTCCGACATTCCCGTATTCTGTTAAATGTAGTATAACATAAGTAATTGACTATGTCAATAAAAATTGACATCAAACCGAAAATGTGCTATACTATAGATGGTTCTGAGGTGGGAAGTCGCATACCATGTAACCCTGACCACTCTGGTCTTGAATTATGAGATGCCGAACTAGCGCACGGCAAGAACCACAGAAGCTGGCTATATGCCAGTTTTTTGTTTCTTTTCAACTGAAATCCATTTCGGTCTAATCGCTTCATTACCATTTTTGTCTGCCTTGAAAAATGTTTTCCTTCTAGCTCGATACATCGTAATGATCTGGTGGGTTTCTGATTCCATGCCTTCTAAACGCGCCAGACTTATCACAATAGCCAAATAGTCTTTTTGTCCTTCTATTTGTCTTACCAACATTTGAGACCAATGACCCATCTGGTCTTTGTATTCTAGCTGTTTATAGACAAGTTCTGGCGTTTTAACCGTTTTCTCAATTACTTCTCTATTTTGACTTAACCATTTTACTCTTTCAGGATGGTCTTGCTTGATGTGGTCAAGTGCCCATTTGTTAATCACCACAGGCAATGGCCTTAGAAATTCTCTGCCTGACTCATTTTCGGGATACAAATGTCGCAATTCTACCAAATCGCCAAGTTTCTGTGGCTCGATAGCATTGAAATTGATGTCAGATTGTTCCCTTTTACTTACAATAGTAGCCAACGCAATTTCTTTCCAGGCTCTAGCGTCTTCTTTTCCCAAGATTTGCGTCAAGCTCCTGGCATACCGCGTCGTGCCCCAGTCCCTCGAACGCTTTTGCCCTATAAAATCTTTGAGCGTAACTTCACCTGCATTGAACGCTTCATAGCCAGGATTACCTAAAACTTTTCGCTGTGTCGCTTCGTCTTGCTTCTCAAACCATTCGACGCCAGTCTCTACTTGCGGCAAGGCCATGCCTTTAACCACCGGAATCATAGCACATCGTCCATTCGGATGATCATTCAATCGCTCACTGAGCTTGTGAAATGTACCATCCATCGCCAAACACATCGGACATGTCCGCTCCTGTTTCGCCGCCAGCCAGACCCAGCCCTCAACAATATCCGAGTTGGTCTGATAATTGCGCCGCGTCGCCTCGCGATAACTGCGTAATTGCTCCGTGCGAGAGATGCGCAAGGCGCGGGAGAGACCAACGCTAAATTCCTTCCTCACGCGCCGCGCCGTCTCGCGTGGATTGCGACCAACCGTTATCGACTCAATCAGCGCCCGCCTAAATCCATCGCTGACTTGGGGTCCAAGTTTGTCTAGCAGTTCACGCAATGGGCCAGCTTCGGTGAAGCCTACCAAATCGCTGACCGCTTCTGCTGGTAAGCGAGACCATGATGTCTGCACTTCAGGTAACTGCATCAATACCAATTGCTCAGCATGACGTTGCGCCGCCTTAATTGCCTGCCTCTGCTGCTCTCGGATCGCCGGGTCTGCATAATCCACAAAGCGGGCGATCTCCTGCTCCACCTGCGCCAAAAGCGACGCCAGCCGGTTGCGTTGAAATAGCCAGGAAATATTAACATCCTCTTTAGCCTGCCGTGCGTCGTTGATTTGCTTGGTCAATTCATCTAAACGTACTCTAATGCGTTGCCATACCGCCCCATATTCACGTACCATCGCCGAAGCCGCCGCGCGTTCGTGGCGCAGAAGTTCATTTCTGAATTTTTCAACTTGTTGATAGATACGACCAGGATCAGACATTGGTATCTCTATCGAAAGCGGTCAACATCGTCTCCGCTAAATCTGCGCTGTTTGTCTCTCGCTTCTGGCGTTCCAAATCGGGATTATAGCCCAATTGCATCAATAACGTATCTTGACTGACACCAAGTTGCTGGTCAAGCAATGCCGCCTGCCGCTCCTGCATGATATCTTTCGGCAGAAGTTCTGACCAATGAATTTCACAAATATTGTCCGACCCAAAACCAGCCATTTCGAGTATCCGGCGATTCAACTCAATCAACATCTCGCCATAAGTCTCACGCTTGCTCTTGGTTTTATTGATCAAGGGCTGATATAGAATCTGCAATGCTACACCAGATAGCGAACCGATTGACTCAACTTTGCCCGTCGCTACCTCTGGCACGTCGGCAATTTCGTGCATCGCCTCTTTCAGCCGTTTGTAAAACTCAAGGCTGCTGTTCAGATCGCCTTGCATCTCCAAATTGTGTAACTCTGCCTCCGGCGATTGCAACACGATTGTCTCATCGACAGCAACTTTCAAATCAGTCGCTGCGCAACCCTTCGCCCATGTTTTTGGATGGGCATGGAAACGCAGAATACGCGCGATGTTGGACAATACAAAATTTATACTGTGATTGAGGTCGATCACGTCACTTTCGATATCCGCAATGCCATAATATTCGTTCGGAGAAGGTAAGTTCTGGCAATCCACAATCGGCGGCCAGTCATAAGGCCAAATCGCCTCGTTGCGCGTGACAAATGGATTGTTGCCTACTGCCATCTGATCAAGTATCAACCATCGCCCGTTATCCTGTTGCTCAATAACTTGCCTGATTATCAATTGCTCGCCGCCTTTGCCTACCGCCGGATACTGAATCTGGTAACGCCAGATCATTTCCAAATCGTCAGGATCGGTAACGACGGTCATATATTCCGGTGAAATGTTTACCAATCGCGGATATGGTTCATACGGGACGATTTTGACAAAACAATGCCCACAAACTCCACCATTTACCGCAATCTTTTTGAGCAATTGCATCTTATGGTTTGCTTGCCAACAATCAGCTAACCATGCTTCCACCAGCGTCTCATTGACCTCGTCTATCTCGAATTGTGGTTCTTCGCCAAAGAGAAACGATACACCTTTATCTACCAACATCCGGCAATAGTTGACAATCACATTATCATCACTCTGGCCAGGCCGTATTTTGAGTGGTCGCTTGTACTGCCCGAAGTAAGCTTTCCATGCCTGAGCATATTGCATCAGACGCGCTTGTTCTTCGGTATCAATTCGCTCTTGCCATAATTGTTCTACCAACCCCATGCCCCCACCTCAATTCCACAAATTCGGCGCATATTGTACACCAACCGCCGATCCGATATTGAATAATTTCGACATCAGCCATACCAGCGCGTCGATCCGATCCGGCGATTTCTCGCCCGGGACCCACGAACACATTTGATCTTCGAGGTCAGGGAAGAGGCCAACGTGGTGAATCTTACCCTGTTCGTAGAGCTGCGCCACCGGCTCGGCACGGGTGTATTTCCCCCGTGTGGCGTGGACGGCCTCATACTTGACTGTTTTGTCACTGTTCAAGATCACCGATTTTACCAAATCGCCGCCATTGTTAACTTCGGCGATGATTGCATTAGCCTCGTGAAGATGATAAGCACGGATCGCCCGCTCTGCCCAGCCTTCTGGCGAGTATCGCCCGCTGTCATCTTGGAAGACGTAACCGTGATCGTCTTCACCAATCCCACCAACAATAATTCCGGTTTCGTCGCTTTCGCTGGTCGCGGTAACTGCCGGATCGATAGCGACACAAATCCGCTTGAGCACCGGCGTCTTCCCGACGCGCGTTCTCTCCAATAAATCGCGATTCCACAATGCACCAGGCACATCTTCCAGCAATCGCGCATATAGTTCTTGTTGCCCCAAGCGCGTGCCTTCGTAACGTTGAACAATCTCATGCACGAAAGCAGGCGCGAGATTAGCGCGGTTGTCATACGTCGATCCGCCAGTAATGACGACGCGGTATTTGCCATCCGACTCTTTACTCAAGGCAATCAATGACTTGATAACCTTCGTTGGCTTCGGCGTAGTTGTGACTACCGCTTGCGGGTTGAAACCCAGTCGCAAGCCAAACATAGCTTGATCCCATGCTTCTTGCTGATAACGCCAGGAAGCCAATTCATCACACCACAGCTTACTATGCTGCTTGCCCCGCAGTCGTTCCGGCTCGTCGGCGGTGAAAATCAGCGACTTCGCCCCGTTAGGCCATTTCAATTGTCGCTTCGAGGCGATGTACTCTGGGCGTTCCTCTGTCGGACAGATCGCCAGGATGCCAGATTCACCCTCTACCATGATATCGCGCGCGTCATCTGCCGTTGCGCCGATCAGATTAACCAGCGAGAAACCACGCCGGATTTGGTCACGAACCCACTCCGCACCACAACGGGTTTTGCCGAAGCCACGCCCGGCCATGACCAACCACACCCGCCAATCGCCAGGCGGCGGAAGTTGCTCCGGTCGCGCCCAGAATGTCCAGTTGTTAAATAGCCAGCGCGCTTCGTCGTTACTCAGGCTGTTCAGGAACGCCGTCCTCTGACTTTGGCTCAGCGAGGCGAGATAGGCGGCGCTCAAGCTCATTCTGGTAGTTGACATTGATTTCCCCGGACAGGTCGATGCGTTGCGAAGCTTTGCCCAGCTCCCACTCGATGATTTCGGTTGACGCCCCTTGCTGGATGCGTTCATCGAGGCTATCCAGGCCGCGCAACTTGATAGCCATTGCTCTAGCCAAGGCGCGGCGACGCAGATGCAAAGCCGTCACGAGACCGTCTTGCGCCATAAGAAGCGTAGCCCTATCAACCAGGTCTTTAATCTCACGGGGCCACGTTCTTACTGAGTTATAATTCAGCTTGGCGATTTGGGCCGCTTCTTTGTCAGTCGTGGTATCAGCCCGCGCAATGACAAAGCGTATTTGGTCAATCGACAGCTTATCAAAAATTTGCTCCAAATCAGTTTTGGTCAAAATTTGCTCATTCATAACGAAATCTGCATAAAACTGCAATAAACAAAACGCCCGACGATCCCACGCGCTCAGGGCGCAAAGGTTTCATCGGGCGGTAAACTCCGAAAATCCCATATTATATTACTCATATTATAACCTACTTTGCCCGAAATTGCAAGACCTTCTCGACAAGTGACGAGATGATCTGCTCCGAGGTAGACCAATGCAGGCCAAAACCGCATTGAACGCAGACGCCGTGCCACTCGCGGCACAATCCGCCGCCCATCTGCAACAGTGTGAGCCGGTCCACATCCACCAGGTAGCCGATAACGTTTCCACAACGTGGACACTTAACAACACTATCCATTCTCCAACCTCACCACTCTATACCTCCCGTTCGGCAGCATCTTCAAATCGAAGCCAGTCAGCCACGCCCACAGGTACAGTGGCTCGCGTCTTCGCTTCACCTTCGGCGGCTCAAGTTGCGCTGCCCGCGTCCCCTTCTTGACTTTTCGCATGTGCGCCGGGTTGCAGCAATGCGACTGGCCGCACATGGCGATGAGCGTCACCTCGCGCGGCAGGTCTTCGCCGCGTTCTAGCAACCATACCACGCGGCGGATCGAATAGCTCACCGTCCGCCCCTTGATTTGGGTACTGAGACACATGTTTCGCAGGTCACATATCCAGCAACCGCCAGACGCGTTTTTGTCGATGTGCGACCAGAGCCGCTTTTTGTCGCGGTCATCGAAGGCCAGCCAGTTGTCCACTCAACCAATCCTCCCTTCGTTCATCATCTGGAACATCTTCAGCGACATGACTACGAGGTCGTCGTCGTAGCGCTGCCCGATCTGGTGGAGTACCACGATAGGCTCGGTCCCATCGACGGCGTTGCGTCGTGACTGCGCCATCGCCTCGTGCAACCACGCCGGAAAAGCTTTGCGCGTCTTAACCTCGATGCTATACCGCCCGGTGATGATGTCCGGCACGGCTTTGCCCTGCGGGCCGGTTCGTTTGGAGCCGAACCGCGCTGCGATCTGGCGCTCCGACGCTTTCCATGTTTTGTTTGGCATTCTTACCTCCTACAAAAGCGCTATTTGCTTCATTCCACCATTCAAACAATGCGGGCTAAACCACACCCGCTCACGGTGACGATTGCCCGATGTGCCATTCTTGCCTTGATGCTCGTAGCCTCCATGCGCACTCCATTCAAAGACCGACCAGCCAGGCAAGTCATGTTCCCCTTCATACCCGCATAGCGTACACTTCGATTGGTCAATACGCATTTCGCCCCTCCCAACAATCCAGATGCACGTAATGACCCGGCGTAGGTCTGGGCCAGCCATGCACCGGCAGGCCACAAACCATACAATTCAGCGACGGAGGCCGCCCAGCGGAGTTTTCGTCGTAGGCGTAACCGCGCCACTCCGCCGCTTCGCGCTTGTTCTGTTGCTCCAATTCTTTGACTGCCTTCTCCGCCTGCTCCGCTTCTGCCAGGCGCGCCTTGTAGCGGCGTTGTGCTTCTTGATATTGTGGGTGTGCTTTGTTGTGCGTCTCAAGCCAAGCCTCGGCACGGGCGACCATGCCCATCACTTCGTCGAGGTGGTGGAGGGCTTGCTCTAATTGATCGATGGTAGTCACTCTTGCACCTCTGTCCACTCGTTCCACTCTCGGTTCTTATGTTCCGCTTTGAATCTGCCAAACTCATCCCTATTACGTCCTGCATTATGAATAGAATTATGAGTTGAGATTCCCATCAATTCTAAGTTTTCTATTCTGTTATCTGTCTTGTCACCATTTTTGTGATGGATAACCTCACCCCCTTGCAGATCACGCATCATAGCAGAACACATCACCAACTTATGTTCAGGGCAATATCCATTAGGGTCTGCTAGAGGATGATCTATACCAACGCGAATAAGAACATAGCCCTTGCTATCAACCAACTTTTCAGTATTCCAGCGGTGATGCTTTTCTGCTTTGGCATGATTGCAATGTTTTCCTCGATTGTCTGGGAGATCAGAAACGCCAATCCCCATCTCGCGAGCACGCCTCAAGCGAGAATATTGAGTCCTTTTAGATACATCGCCACCTTTAAGCATGTGGCATCTCCCTAATTCTCAAATCATCTGGAATCTCGGCCCGACCAGACATTTGCTTAAAGAAAAACGGCACGCCGGCGTGAACGCACTGATCCCGCACCGACCTAAACCAATCAGGATGAGCAGGCCGTGCTCCCGGCCCGGTCTCCCCGCCGGCGATGATCCAATCTAGCCGCAATGGACTTTGCCCCCGTAGTGGTCGATACACCCCGTGGGCACCAGTCAGAGCATTTATCTCCGTCACGTCGGTTTGAATATGCAGAAAGTCTACTGGCCCCAACGCTGGCTCGTAGCTCACGAACCGCCACGCCGCCGGAGTCTTTAGCAGAAGAGGGATTCGTTCATCGGCAGTCTTTTGGTCCTCCACAGAGACGCCGAGCCCCACGTTAGGCAAGGGCCAATCGTCAAATTCCATTGCCTGACTCAGTGCACAATCTCCAGGCATAGACTCTCCCGCCCAAAATGGAATGACATCCCTGATAAACTTTTCGGCTCGATCCGGGCGCTTCGTCAACACCATGAATATATGCTGCCTACTGTCCGCCATAGTATTGAAAATCGATGCGACCGTCAGCGGCTTAACATCCTCGTGAAACAAGTCCCCCATGCTACACACGAACACCCGCCGCGGCGTCCTCCACCTCAACGGCTCCTCAAGCCGTTCAGGATGCACCGTCACCCTGAATGGCTCATCCGCCGGATACCCGCAGCGGCCCGCCAGCCGCGTCGCCATCCGTTTAGCGTAGCAATTCTTACATGCCTCGCTCACTGGCGTACAGCCAGTCACCGGATTCCATACGTCTGTCGCCCATTCGATCTTTGTCTTGCTCATCTCAATATCCTCTCCTGTTCTACGTGATACGCTTCCCATTTACCTTTGAATAACGTCCACAACATACTCACCGCATCGACGAAGTGATATAGCTCCTGGTCGCAATGCTGCGGGAGCTTGCCCCCCCCGGTAGGGAATGTCTCCCCCACTGGTAGCTTGACCGCCGGATCGAGCTTGACGAGCTGCTCGATCACGCCGCAATCAGAGTAAAGCCGCATTGCACCACGATTCAAGGCCCCGCCGCGCCGGATCGCTGCTTTGCAGGCCAGCCACTCTGCGTTGACGCCGCCAGCCTCGCCCAGGGGCAAAGCCTCGCGGTGGATGATTGCCCGCTCGTCGTTCTTGACGATGATCTGCGCGGTGTGGTCTAGGATAGTGAAACCGATGTGTAACATGATGTCTCCTGTTAGAAATTCAGCTCGTCCGCTTCTGCGTCTAAAGTTGCTCCATTTGTGCCATTTATTCCATTAGTTCCAATGATATTGGGGGGTATCAAATTCAATGCAAATGTCTCTTCTAGTCTATCAAGTTCATCTAAAGTTAATTCCCATTTCCGGCTACCCTTGCCACCTGCTCTGGGAACCTGGCGTAAACGCAAACGGGCCAGGGCGCGACCAACTCTGTGTGATGTAATCCAGTCCGTACGGGCATCTTCTCCGTCTTCCTCTTTCAGCAGCTTTATAGCTTCTCTCTTTATATCTGCCACTGAAATTTGTAAAATTGACTTACCTCTCCATGCAATGGAACTAATGGCATTATTGGCACATTCGGCACATTCCCGTATCGCCCGTATTACCCAAATGGTCAAGTCGCTCGTTTCAATCTCCGGGCGTTCCTTTTGATACGCCATCGACAATGCCTCCATTCTCTGCCACAACCCCAACCCCTCGCGGGTCAAGACGTGGTTGGCATCCACATCATCCAACCACGCCGCAACAGCCATTATCATGCGCCAGGGTTCGAGGTTGCGCCCGCTCAATGCGGCGCGTTCGTTGATGATCTGCTCGTACCGCGCCAGGTCGTTCAGATTAGCCAGCGCCACAGCCCACAAATCATCCAGCAATTTCTTCTTGTCGCAAGGCCACAGGCTCGGCTCCAACGGCTCAGCGTTGGCCTTATAACGGTCCGGCGTCCGTATCAGAGGGACGATGATCGACCGCGAGGCCAGCACCGCATCGGGCACGTGAATGGCCGAAAAGCAGCGCGGGCAATAGGTATTGA